GGCAGGCCGTCTACCCCAAGCCTGACCGCTGGCGCGACACCGTGTCGGTCAACATCGGCACCGGCACGCAGAACAACACGCGCAAGGTGGTCTTCTCCCGCGCCTATGAGTACCTTTTGAGCTACTGGCCTGATCGTACCGCGACTGAAGAGCCGATATTCTATAGCGATTATGACTACAGTCACTGGCTGATTGCACCTACGCCGGACGCGGAATACCCGTTCGAAATCCTATACTACGAAATCCCGCCGTTGTTGGACGACGTCGTGCAGACCAACTGGCTCACCGAATACGCGCCACAGCTCCTGCTTTACGGCTCGCTGCTTGAGGCGACGCCGTTCCTGAAGAACGACGAACGCATTCCGGTTTGGCAGTCGATGTATGATCGCGCTGCCGCAATGCTTAACGGCGAAGATCTCGCCAAGATACTCGACCGCTCAGCGGTTCGTAAGGAGGCCTAATGACCAACACCTACACCCAGGTCTTCGGTGGGACGACCATCTACCCGTCCGACGTGTCTTACCTGGCACTGTCGCTGACCGCCGATACGACGCTTGAGTGGCCCCTCGAGAGCAGCACGACCGAATATCCGGCCGCCAGCATCATCGACATCACGCCGACCGGCTCGTACTCGCTGTTCATGCCGCCGGCTGATCAGACTGGCACGGGGCAGACGATCCTGTTCAACAACCTCGGCCCGCAGACGATAACGATCAAGAGCAGCACCGGCGTCACCCTCGCGTCGATTGCGCAGGGCGAGCAGTGGCAGATCTACCTGATCGACAACAGCACGGCCTCGGGCACGTGGCGCGTCTTCCGCTATGGCGCCGCAACGGCACAGGCGCAGGCCTCCGCACTTGCTGGCTTCGGTTTGGCCGCGACAGGCTCGACGTTGTCTCAGTCAACGCCTGTGACGCTCTTCAACACGAGTTACACGGCCGGCACTAACGATCGCGCCAAAGCCTATGTGTGGAATGGTGGTCTGGGCACGTTCACGGTGCCGTCGGCTGTGACTGTCGGCAACGACTGGTTTGTCGCTGTCCGCAACGAGGGCACAGGCAACTGCGTTGTAACCCCTCAGGGCCTTGAGACCGTCAACGGCGCGGCGTCCCTCACCCTCTCGCCCGGCGACAGCGTCACGTTGATCACCGACGGTTTGAACTGGTTCACGCTGGGCCTTGGCCAGAACGCTGTGTTTGCCTTTGACTACACGTCAATCAACTTAGGCGGCGTGAGCGGCAACTACACGCTCTCGGGCGCCGAGCTGAACCGTATTGCCTATCAGTTCACTGGCGCGATCACCGGCAACGTCGAGATCATCGTGCCGAAGACGACGCAGCAATACTGGGTCTACAACAACACAACGGGCGGCTCGTTCACCCTGCGCGTCAGGACGAACACTCAGACGCCAGGCGTGCTGGTTGCGCGCGGCAGCCGTGCCATCCTGTACTGCGACGGCTCTGACGTCGTTGACGCTGAGACTGGCGGTATATCAACGCCAATCTCCATCGCTGATGGCGGCACTGGCGCCACGACGGCTGGCGGCGCGCTCATCAATCTTGGCGGCACGACAGTCGGCATCGGCGTCTTTACCGCAGTCGACCAGGCGGCAGCGCAGGCGGCCATCGGCGTCAGTGGCACATCTAACAATGACGCCATCGTGTTCGCGGTGGCGCTCGGCTGATGGCTGAAAAGATCGTCCAGATCCGGTCTGGGCCCGGTATTAAGCGGGATGGGACCAAGTTTGAAGGCGACGCTTATGTTGACGGGCAGTGGGTCCGTTGGCAGCGCGGGTTGCCGCGTAAGATGGGCGGTTACCGTTCGATCAGCAAGTACCTGCGCGAGATCAGCAGGGCGTTGCACGAATACACACAAGACAACCTGACCTATGTCCACAGTGGCTCGGCGAACTTCGTCGAGCGTTTTTTCATTGATGGCGGCTTCAACACGTCGGTCATCACCAACCGCACGCCCTCCACGCTCACCGAGAACGACGCCAACATGTGGCAGTTTGACGTGGACACGGCAGCGGGCCTGGGCGGCACGCAGCTCGTGGCGCAGGTGGCGCCGAACCTTGACTGCATCTGCAACAGCGAAGGCGGTCAGCTCTTCTATGGTGGCTTGTTCAGCACTTCTGCTCTGACTGAAGTGACCAACCTGCCGACAGGTTACAGCCTGACCGGCGGCGTCATTGCGCTGCACCCCTACACCTTTGCCTTCGGCGACAACGGCTATGTCATGTGGTCTGTGCCGGGCGATCCGACTGACTTTACTAGCGCCGGTTCTGGCGCTGCTAACATCACAGGACAGAAGCTCGTGCGCGCCATGCCACTGCGTGGCGGCCCAGGCAACGCGCCGTCTGGCCTGTTCTGGTCGGCAGACAGCCTTCTGCGTGCGTCCTACGTTGGTGGCGATGCTATCTTCCAATTCGACACGATCAGCACGCAGACGTCGATCCTCGGCTCGAACACCGTTATTGAGTATGACGGGATCTTCTACTGGATCGGCACCGACCGTTTCCTGAGCTTCAACGGCGTCGTGCGCGAGATCCCGAACGACATGAACCAAAACTACTTCTTCGACGGTCTCAATCAGCAGTACCGGCAGAAGGTCTTTGCGGTTAAGGTGCCGCGCTTTGGCGAGATCTGGTGGTGCTATCCACGCGGCGACGCTACGGAACCGAGCCATGCGGTGATCTATAACGTCCGCGAGAACACCTGGTACGACTGCGAGCTGCCGAACGGCGGCCGCTCTGCCGGCATCTTCACCAGCGTTTTTCCCAAGCCGCTGATGACCGGCATCATCCCGACGGTAAGCTCTGAAGAGATCCGCGTCACTGAGGCGAACGACACCCGCATCACACAGGGCAACGACGTCCGCGTCACGCAGGACAGCGAGATCGACCAGTATAAGCTGTGGGTGCACGAGGTTGGCACCGATGAGATTGACGGGCTGGATCTCCAGCCAGTCTACTCGTTCTTTGAGACCGCCGACCTATCCATGCCGGTGATGAGCCAAGAGAACAAGGCGCTCCAGGTGCTTATGCTCGAGCCTGACTTTGTGCAGTCTGGCGACATGACAGTACAGGTCGCCGGCCGCGCTAACGCCCGCGCTCCTGAAGTTTACAGCGAAGAGCACATCATCGTCGAGACGCCGCAGACGCCGCAGGAGCAGGTCGTCTACTTTAAGACGCAGCGCCGTGAACTGCGCTTTAAGTTTGCGTCGAACACAATCGGCGGCGACTACCAAATGGGCTTGGTGCTGGCGCACCTCCAGCCTGGCGATGGCACGGTGATCGGCTAATGATTGATCCGCGCGGCATGACATTGCTTCAATGGGCGGACGCTGTTATATTGTCCAACGGAGACGCTTGGTCTTTCGGGAAACTCGAAGACGAAGCTGATTGGCAAGACTGGGCCACTGGGTTCGTACGCGCACAGCCATTTGTGCAGCGCAACCCACCAAACCCTTATCAATTTGACGACTGGCGGGAATGGGCGATGAGAGCTTACCCAATGCTTGAAGGACAGGGTTAATGGCAGTAGATATGCGAGCTCGCTATTTTGGGGAATTCGACGAGGGCGCGGTGCCGTCGTTCGGCGCGTTTCCGCAGGGAATGCCTCAGCCCTCGGCGTTTGAAGTCATGCCGATGAGCGGCGCAGCGCAGCCGATGATGCCGTCGTTCAGCGCGTTTCCGCAGGCGACGCCTCAACCCTCGCCGTTTGAAGTCATGCCGATGAGCGGCGCAGCGCCAATCATGGAAACCCCTCGTGAGGCGGCGGTCATGCCGATGACGCAAGAGGCTGCGCCTTTCGACCTGAGCAGCTTGGCTGGTTTGGACCTAAGCGGTCTAGGCGGCTTTGGTGGCGGTCGGATGGGCGGTGTAATTCAAGACCCAAACATACAGTACATCACCGCGCCGGTATCTAACAAAGGCAACCCCACGGGAAGAATGGGCGGCAATGTTTTTGCAGTGACGCCCGACCAGCCAGTGCGCCTCGTTGACCTCCGCACCAATACGATTGTGTTCGAGGGCACAGGTGTTGACGCCGCGCGCAAGGCGACCGAAGTAGGTCAGAGCCTAACCGACAGCCTTGGTCGCAAGGCGTCATACAACATCCAAACGGCAGACCCGTCGGGCGCGTACACGACCGTTGCTAACGAGAAGGCTAATAAGAGCACACTGGGCACACTCGGGCAGATTGTCGGCACGGCGCTGCCTATTGTAGTTAGCCTCGTCCCCGGCCTTCAATTTGCTGGGCCTGTTCTCTCCGCCGCCATCGCTGGTGGCGCGGGTGCCGCTATGGCTGGCCGCGATCCAGTCAAGGGCGCGATCATGGGCGGCCTTAGCGCTGGTGGGGGTCAAGTTCTTTCCTCGGCCAAACTTTTAGGTCCGGCGTTTACTACGGCAACGGGCCTTGGAACTAGGGCGGCGGGCGCGATTGGTTCCGGCCTCGGCGCAACGGCAGGTGGCTTGGCTACCGGCCAGAGCCTGAAAAGCTCGCTTCTCGGCGGCGTTGCTTCAGGTGCGATGAGCTACGCAGGGCCGACTATTCAGCAAGGTTTAGGTATAAACCCCATTCCCGGCGGTAGTTTGTTTACTGGTAGCACCCCCAGCGTAGGCGCGGACGGCTACACGGGGTTAACAGTGACGGGCGGCGGGACAACTTCATCGCCCAACTTTACTCTCGGCGGCTCGCAGAATAAAATCCAACAAGCATTGCGCCAAGGGACTGAAGCCCCGTACGATGGCATCACGGCCATCGGCAACAGGCTCGGCGGTCTGTCTGCTGTTAACCTTGGCGGCAACCAGTTTGGTGCTCCCGGACAGGATCAATCCGCGTTCGATCGTCTGACTGACCCCGCCGATCCCAACGAAATCCTCGTTAAAGCTAGACCCGCCACGCAAACCTCCTCGTTCTCCGTGAATACCGGAGGTGGCGTCGATGGCGAGATTTCCCCAGAATATCTACCTAAAGAAGATATTGTTGTAGACGCCACAAAGAGGATTATCTCGGGC